CCATCATTATAATGCCAAGGCATTAAACTAGCCCAAGCATGTGTCCATGTTTGCTTAGTGTATTTATAATAATCAAAACCTACAACTATAGAGTGCTGTAATGTTTTCTTTAGTTGATTTCTTTTCTTTTGTGTATAATCTGATAACACTTGCGGTATAACAACCGCTTCCCAAACTTCCGCGCTAGTTGCCACTAACTCACCAGCAGGATTGTAGTATTCATTGCTATACACATCTACCGTATAACCTTCTTGTAGCGCTAAATATGTATAATGTATATTACCATTGTCAAGCATCCACTCGTCTAAAGCATTATAACCGTATGGCTCTGCAAGACGATGTACGAAACCTACGTTCCAAGATAAGTTTTTACCTTTACGTTGTCTGTATCTTTCTGATGCTTCAAAGTATTTAATATCAGCAAAACCATCTTCTAAGTATTCTAACTTCAAAGCAAAAAAGTTTATACATACTTCATCTTCACAACCATCATCAGAACTAAATCTAATAAAGTGATGTTGATCCATATAATCTACACCTTCTTGTCTTTTATAATCAATCTCAAATAAGTATTCAACTCCTTTAACTTTACCCACAGTGGCCGCGTCACTATAATTAGATTCCGTTCCATCATAAAAAGTTTGAGCTTTGTTCTCGTATCCAAACCGAGCAATCTTACGTAAACCTATGGTAAAATTATAATCATAAGGAGTTGAAATAGTTTGTGTAGATAAACCATTGTCTACAGAAAAAATATCAACGTCAGATAAAGATGTACCTCCATTAACAGCGGCATAAAACGTTGAATACTTCAACATCTTTTTAACATCTTTAATATCAAATGTTTGTGAACAACATTTTTTAGGAGCTGAACAAGCTACTAAAAGTATAGTTGTTAGTAATATTATTAGTCTTTTTACCATCTTTTTATTATCACTTATTTTTTAAATTGTTTACTATTTTAAAGAGATTTTTCAAAAGCCTCTACTCTTGTGTCAAACCTTCTTTGTTTTTTAGTTCCTTTTCTTTTTTTAGTATTTTTTTTGTTTATTTTAATTTTTTCTTTTGCTTCAATAACAGATTCAGGATCTCCTAAACCTAAACTCCAAGTAGTATAACCGCTAAAAAACATTATTCTTTGAAAGTTGGTATAGTCCTTGTCAAGCGCGTTACGCATGTTTATACTTTTTTGATATAATCTATTTGCCGGAAAGTTTGTTAATGCTTGCGTGTAGTTAGTTGCCGCTGACCAAGCTGGATTATCGGCGTCAAAAGTTTCCATTTCACTTATAATATTTTCGTTATAATTAATAGTTTTTTCAGCATTAACAATCATTCTTGATTTAATACCTACTACTGGTGAAAAATTCAACAACTCCATTAATACAGCACTCTCGTCTTTGTTGTAATTAGGTTCTCTTTGTTCAAACCACTTTATTACCATATTTTTAAGCGTAGACGCAGCAGCTCCGTATATACCAGCGCCTCGTAATATAGAATCAATACTACCACTAATAACTCTTTCTTTTTTACCTAATATTTTATCTTCATCTAACTCATCATCAAACATAACAGCAAACAAAGCACTTTGTAAACTATAAAATATAATGTTTTGTATACCACCATAATACAATATTTTAGATAAATTACCTAAATTACTTTGTGTTCTAGTTGTATAAGGTGGTGATATTCTTTTGTTTTTAATATCTAAAGCTGCTTTTTTAATTATTCTATTATATTGCGATGTAATATTTTGGAAGTTTAATATAAGCTTACCTATCCAACTAGCTTGTTGTTGTGATGTCATATCAGGTCTTGATGACTGTTGGGTTGACTGTGTTAAGTCTTGGAAATCAGTAAAGGCTTTTGCCTCTGCTTCTTTTTTACTTAAACCATCTTTAATATATTTATTTATTCTATTTCTATAAAACGTAGCACCACCAGTAGCAATTGCAATATTATCACCAATTTGTGTAGGTAAAAATCCTAATTTTAAAAGTCTACTTATAACTATTTTTGTTGGATTTTTAGAACCAGCAATAGCTTGAGCAAGATCAGCACCGTTAATATCAGTACCAATACCACCACGTCTTTGTTTTAACATATCAGAATTAAATATAAAAGCAAAGTCGTTCCAATATTGTTTTTGATTAGCAAAAGCTTTAGCAGCTGCAAATATATTATTGTCAGCAAAATTAATATAGTTCACAATAGACATCTGCTGTAATATCGCAGATCTAACGTTAAAAAACATAACAGTACCAACCGATCCATTTAAATAGTTCATTAAAGAATTTACAACAGCATGTTGCCCTTTTGGTCTATTAACACCAGTTTTAATTCTGTGCAACATATCTTCTATAGCGCTTCTAAAACCTTTACCATAAGCTGCTTCAATTTTATTTAAATTATCTTCAGAAAATAATATATCAGCATTTTCATTAAACTCTTTAAAATATTGGTCTCTACCAACTCTACCTGTAGCGTCTATTAAATCGGTTTGTATATTACCAGCTTCCCAACCATTTTCAGGTTTTACATATGTGTCTTGTTTAGATATTACATTTAAAGTTTCAGCATAAGTTCTTAAATCTTTGTTTTCATAAACTAAATCAATTAAATTTTGTTGATCTATTTCTGATAATCCTGGTATTTCATAACCGTGCTTACTCCATAAATAAATTCTTACCGCGTCTTCGTAAATAAAATCACCATCAGGAGTTTTCTTTTTAAGTAGTTTTTTAATATCAGGTAACTGTTTGTTTAAAGATTTATAATCATTCGCAATAGCTTGTTTAGCTGTATCTACTTCTCTATACGCTCTATTTAAAGGTCGAACTAAAGCTTTTTCAAAAAAATCTCTATGACCATCGCCTTGTTTACCTTTGCCCATAAAGTTATACAACAAACCTACAAAGTCTTCGTGAGATGGTGGTATAAATAATCTAAACTTACCTTTTTTTTCACCACGTTTTCTAGCTTTTACAGCCATAAAACGTTTTTTAGCATCAATACCAGTCACCTCTTCCAGTATTTTATTAAAGTCTTTATCCATTTTTTTGCTAAATTGAATTTTAGCCTGAACAGATTTACCTTTGATGTCAAGTTGATCAAACATGTTTTTAACAGCTTGTACATTTTGTAGTGCGTCATCAACAAAATATATATCATTATAACCTTCGTTAGCGTATTTATTAAGTACCCACGTTGCTTTTGCTTCTGCTGTAGAATTACCAAGGCCAGTTATATTTTTTAAAGGTATATTAACACCTTCGGACTTTAACCAATCATGAATAGCTTTTTGACTTTCAGGTGCTCTAGCGGTTAATATAAACACATTATTAGGTCCATATTTTTCTATTTGATTTTTCATTTTTTGAAGTAATGGACCAGGTTTACCTTTAGTTACTTTATTAAAATCAGTAAAATCAAACTCGTAACCTTCTTTTTGTAAAATTTCACCGACTAGTGGCCATTGTTCAGACGGTATTCTTTCAGTTATATTACCTTTAGTTGCGATAACAAAGTTTTCACTAATACCAACAGTTTCATCAAAATCAAATATACTAGCACCTCTTGTTTTAGACATGTCTTTTTTAGACGCTTGAAACAATTGTCTAGACACGTTTTTATCTTGAGTTATACTTTTTTGTATTTTTATATTTGGTTTATTAACCTTAAATAAATTTGCATCTTGTTCTTTAAAAAACCTTGAGTCTAATTGTGGTTCTATTCTAATACTAACTCTTCTACCACCTTTTACTTTATTAGAAAAATCAAATCTAACAGTAATTGGTATATCAACATTTTCTTTTCCAAACTCGTTTAAATCTTGAATATTAAGAGGATTTAAATTACCTAATTGAAACAAACCAGCGGTACCCAAGTTCATGTATTGACTAGGTCTTTCTTTGTTAAGATACATAAACTCAATATCTTTTGTTTTAATAAAGTCTACAAAGTTTTTATCAAGGTGTAATCTTGATCTTTTTATTTTGTTATACTCTTGCTCTGTTATTATTAAGTTGTCGTTTTCATTATATTTAGGCTTAACACCAAGATCACTAAAAATTTTTTTAACTCGGTTGTTTACCTTGTTTAATAATTTATTAGCTTTTGCTTTTGTGTTTTCAGAATAAATTTCACTATTAATATCAGCCATTACAAAACCTCTTCCTTTTTTATAGTTAAAAGATCTTGAAACACCTCTAGCAGTTGTACCTTTTATTTCAATACCTACTTCAAGTTTTAAATTTGATTTTTTATTTATTACTATATCTGGGGCTTTTCCTTTTTCAGTTAAATGAGCAACGTTATAACCTTGTTCTTCTAATATTCCTTTAGCTACATCTCTAGCTATAATTTCAAACTTTCTATAAGTTGGTATTTTTTTAATTTTACCTGTCTTCTTATCTCTAATGCCTTTAATGTTTTTAAGTCTAGCACCCATGCCTTCCATTTTTCTAACCGTGTACCAGTTTTCTTTATCTCTTTGTAAATAGTGTATATTTAATTCAAGTTTAACTTTATTAGATACCTTACTATCTTCCATGAACTCTATCCACTCTTTACTATAATAACCTTCACCGCTAACTAGTATTGTAGCGCCTCTATATATATCTGTACCTTGTTTTGAGTTTTCAAGTATTTCTTTTAGTTTCTTACTAAATTTAAGATCAGGACTTCTATTTACTTGAGTAGCTACATTTTTAACTATTATATCTATATCAGCCTCTTGAGATATTGATAATATTTCTTCTGCTATAGCTGGCTCTTGTATAGTCTCCATTACACCATCTTGAGCTAACTCAGTAATTATCATACGAGCTAAACCATCTTTTCTAGTACCCAATGTAGAACCACCAAGTTTATAACCTAATACTTCTTGCATGTTTGTACCAAAGAAAAAAGCTTCAAGTTCTTTTTCGGTTGGCATGCGTTTTTCATAAAGATCAACGCCTTGCTCTGTTTTATTTCTAGCTTCAACAGGTAGTTTACCTTCATTTATTGCTTTTTCTATATCTTCTATCTTAGTAAGTCTTTTAATCTTTACTGTAAATATTTTTTTACCACCTTTTAATTTACCTTGACCTACTAAACGTTCTAAAGCAACTAAATCTTGTACAGATGTAAAATCAATTATTTTTTCAAAATTATCTAAAACAAATTTTCTATATTGTTTTTTAGTACCAATAGCTTTTTGTACTATATTTTTTAAATCTGCTTTAACAGTTTTTTCAAAATTGAATAAAAAGTCAGGTGATGTAACTTTGTCAGCTATTTTTATTAAAACTGATCTTATACCTTCTCTTATACTTTCTACTCTAGACTCGTCAATTAGTTTAGAACCATCGTTGTTTTTTAACTTATGTCTATATCTGGATTTTAATTCGTTTTTATCTTGCTCTGTTTCTGTTGCTCTAATCTGTTCTGAAATACTAAGGTTTTCTTCTTCAAAAGCTTTTAATCTAGCGTCACCTTCGTCTTCTACAGTTTCTGCAATAGTTTTACCAGTTTCACCAACAGGTGTTTCTAATGATCTACCAGTAACAGTTTTCTTTGCTTTAGTAGCAACATCACCCATCCTAAACTTAAGACGTTTGTTTATATGTCCAGATAAACCAAACTTACCTTCACTAGTAACTTCTTTATCAGGGTTAAAACCTAAAACATCAGGTATTAACTTTGCCCTAACGTCTTCTATGTAAAATTCAAGCGGTTGACCGTTTACATTTGCATCTTCAGCTTTTACATCTATACCACGTTTAACAAGTTCTGCTAATATTAAACCGTCTAAACCTTTATTTTCAATTAAATAGTTATAAGCCTCTATGTTTACACCAGCATCATACTCTGCTTTTGTGGTAGCTTTTTTACCTATATCATTTACGGTTTTTGAAATTTTTGCAGCTTTTTCTGATATTTGTTTTTTAGAAAATTCAACAGTTTGTTTCATCTTAACACCTTTTCGCGCTAAGACTTTTGCTTGTTCTAAAGCTTTTACATCGCCTTTAACGTAAGCATCTAAAAACTCTCTAGTAGATTTACCATCTTTAAAACTTATTTTCTTAAACTCACTCTCTGTGTTAAATAAGTTTGAAAACCAAGAAGCTGCTTTTTGTATATTATTTTTAGTAAATGCATCTTTTTTAGCTAATTCAGCGTACATATTAAGATACTCTTCACCATACTCTTTAAAATCTTTTTCAGTACCGTCTTTATTAAACTTATAATTACCTTCTAGTAATTCTTTTTCAATAAGTGATTTTTCTTTTGAAGTTAATTGACTTATAAAGTTTTTTACAATACTAACGCCTTTATTGCTTAGATTTCCACTACCGTCGTTAGATTGTAGTGTAGACTTCATAATACCATGTAATACCTCGTGTGTGCTAGTAGCTACAGCGTTTTGTTCTGCTGCAACTTGAGCGTTTATAAGAAGTTTATTACCAACTTTTAAACCGTTAATATTGACTCCTTTAAACTTAGGCATTTTTTTACCTTGCCTAGCATATTCTTTTTCTAATGCTTCAAAAAACTCTTTTTGAGTATCATATACAATTTGTTGCAAACCTTTGACATCACCAATAAAAGCACCACCTTTATCTAAATCAGCTTTTAAAAGCCTCATATTAGCATCAGTTTTAATGTTTTTAATATTTAAATCTATATCTTTAATTTTATTTTTTAAACTTAAAACTTGAGTATTAAACTGATTTTCTGTTATAGCACCTTTGTTAAAACCTTTTTGCAGATTAATAATATCATTACTAATATTTCTTCTATTATTAACAAAACCAGTAAGACTAACTATTTCTTTATCGTTAAGATATTCTGATACTTTTCTATTTGATTCTAAATATTCTTTTAGTTCTGTTTGTAATATTTGAATATTATCATCAATTGTGTTTTGATCTTTTACTGTTTTTGCTTTTGACTTAGCCTCTGTTAAAGCAGCTATATTATTAATAGTTTTATTTATATATATATTACTATTTTGATCAGCCCTAAGAGCTCCTTGCACTATAGAGCCACCACCTGACAAACCTGTACCACCAATTAATCCAGCAAAAAATTGATCAAAAGCTTCTTCTGTAAACATGTATTTAGATACATCAATAGAAGCTTCTTCTAAACTCATGCCTTGACCAAGGTTTTTATTCATTCTTTCTGTTAATGCTTGGCCGTACTCTGTCAAACCCTCTCTACCACCAGTCATAAGTAAGCTTACGGCTTTCTTACCACCAAAGCTTCTTTTCATTATTTCTTTTTGTATACCTCTATAACCAGCTCTTTCCATTAAAAAACCAACAGCTGCTAAACCAGCTGGAATAGCTACTTCATCTTCACCGTTTTGTATTAACTTTTGAAATCTATTTGGATCATCAGCACCATAAAGTAGTTTTGATTTTTCATCATTGTAAACAGTATAACCAGCACCATATATTTGAGCAGCCATAGAAACACCACCAGTCATAGCTGCTAAACCAGCATCTATACTAGTGTTTGCTAAAAAATCAACACCTAAAACAAACATATCATCTAGCTCACCCTTTTTTAAAGCATTTGTAAATCCTGTTATACCTGGATCGGTAGTTTTTAATAGTTTTTTATTGTTTTCAAAATTTCTATTTAAAACTCTTTGTGCTTCAGCGCCGTAAACTTGTTCTACGGTTTCTCCTGTGTTAGAATATACTGCTTGTATAGGCAACTCTCCAGACGCATAGTTTCCTTTTCTTTTTTTATTTTTTAACTCATAATAACGACTATTTTCTACAGCATCATAACCATCTCTTTTATACGCGTCTGAATTAAAAAAAACACTTTGACCAGTGTTAGGGTCTAAATAACCTACAGATCCTTTTTCATCTAAATCAGCTCCTAAAAACCAACTAGCAGCATCATAGTCAAAAAAACTAATAGCATCAGCAGTCATGAGTTTCATTTGTCTAAGAGTGTTTTGTCTTTGAATACCAATATTATTTCCAAAAGTTCTTTTTAAACCTTCAAGAATACTCAAATCGTCACCTTGATCAACGCTAGATTGTAAAACAGCGTTAGGATACATTTTTAAAAAACGATCTCTGTCTGTTGTTCCAATCTCATATTTTCTACCGTTAACAATGTATGTTTCAAACATGTATTATTTTTTTACGTTTTTCTCGTGTAAAGGATCACCATAAATCTCTCTATTACTATTTATAAACTCAACTAATAAATTGATATCGTTTGTATCTTCAATATTATACACAGCTATGCCGTTTGGAGTTTTTATTTCTATACTTTTACCATCTTTACTAACCATAAGCTTAGCGCTTTCATCTGTAGGTTTGTAAGCTTCATCGTTATTTATCGCATCAGCAATGTCTTGAGCTGGATTTTCAGAAGTAGCAACAATATCATTAAAACTTTCTGGTGCTAAAGTTTCAAATCTATTTTCTGTTTTAACTTTCGATGGAGTATAATTTTTATATTTAACTAAATAATTACGCATGCCAAAATAAGGACTATTCATTAACTGCTCTTCGTTATAAGGACCAACTGTCTCTTTTGCGCCAGTTTGTTGATTTGTTACAGTTGTATTGTAACCTAAAAACTCATTATTATAACCATATTGCGGTGTCCACATGTTACCATAAAAATCTTCTACAGTAGTATCTTTAGCCATAATATTATCATATTTGCTATCAACTACAGACTTTTTATAGTTTCTACTGCCAGCAGTCA